AAAAAATTCAAAACAATACAATTTGTATATTCAGTCATGCAAGTCTCCGATAGATTCGAATGAATAAAAAATTCAAAACAATACAATTTGTATATTCAGTCATGCAAGTCTCCGATAGATTCGTCAATTGACAACCTCACCTGAGTGTCAGGGAATGTCAATTGACGAATCTATCGGCAACACACGCTAAGCATTATACCAATGTCAAAAAAACTCATCTCTTATATAATCATGGTAAATATTTTATTTTGTTATAGTAAGTAACTATTATAACATGAGTAACAATGTTGAAGAATTAAAATCTTGCCAACGAGCTGCCGATTCTCTTAACGTCGCGGTGACAACAAACGTAGAAATATCTAAGTTTAATACAGAACAGTCACAGCGTGCAGCTGCTGCTCTCAGCACTTGGGAGAATAGAAAAAGAGAAAGAGAACAATCTCAAAGAGACTGGGATAATCGACGCGATCAAATAAAGAGTGATAAAGAGAAGGAAGACAGAGAGGCTGGGTGCGGAGGGTGCGGCACAAATCAAAATTGTGACCAAGCACATGGATCTGGATGGAATTGGAACAGAACTGATAGATGTGGATTATGGAATGCACAATGCAAGTTTATATGCAGACGAAGTGGCGACCTCGCTTTCAGAGAAGCAAACGACCAAATTCGAAATGAGCGTGGGGACCGACCAGGCGATTTCAACGAATCCAAACCTGTAGATAAACAAGGAGATTTTTATCACAAAGAACTTATACAACTTGAAAATATCGGCATTAATTGTTGTAGCAATAGCATTAACACAGCCGATCAATCTAATGTTTTAAATGTCATTCAAAAATGCCAACAAGAGATTAACCAAAAAATAACCAGTTCATTAGAGACTGATCAAAAAATAAACAGCTCATCATCAACATCTTTGCCACAACAATCAGAGGAAAAAAAGAGTCTCACTTCGACATGGTGGTCAAACCAAAAAACAGATGTCTTCACAGCTGGGTTTATATTGTATATGTTTATTTGTTCTTGTATTTGTATTATGTTCTTGGTACTTTTGCTATAATTACACGTCATTCATGAACTGCATCACGGTGCCAAGTGTTAGTTTATTCCCTCGTTGGAGGAACTTCAGTTCGTAGAATGTGTCTTGCTGTAATAGTTTGTAAGATTTATTTGTATGTTTTACAAGAAAGTCAAGATATTCAGAATATGTAGTATCTGCTTTTACGAAGTCTGCAATTTTCCTGCCAAGTTGACTTTGAGCATCGTCTGCAACAAAGGTTTCTTTTGCAGTCCTATTCACAAATACAAAGTATAGCACAATTGCCACAATAATATAAACTATCATATTTTTTATATTATACAAATATTTTATTTTTCCAGTTCGTTGACTCTATCAGACAATTCTTTTATGGCTTCTACCAATAATCCTATAATGTTTCCATATGCAACACCCAAATAACCATCCCCTCGCATATCATCCACAGCTTCAGGCAAAATCTCCTGAACTTCTTGAGCAATCAATCCAAGACTTTTCTTGTTGGATGCAATTTGCGTGTAATACACACCTCGTAATGCTTTCACCTTCTCGATTGCATCAGTGATAGTTACAATGTCCCGTTTTAATCGAATGTCCGAAAAAGAAGTGACGTTCCCAGAAGCAAATATATCCCCTCCAACATCAAGGGCACAACTAGGATTCGTGTTATTGATACCAACTTTTCCTCCAACAATAAGATCTTTTGATACAGCCGCACCACCAAGCGCAGTCAAAGACCCACCAGTCCCAATTCCGGAAGCATTTTCAGTACTTAAAATATTTATGCTCCTCTTGATTGTTGTTCCACCAAGTACATACAATGCACCGTTGTTTGTTCCAGGTATTGAATCTGTTGTGTTATTAATTTGAATGGTATCCACGATATAAGATCCTACGGTAGAAACAGCAAGAGAAGCATAAGTACCAGAAGCAGTAAATTGTTCAACTCTGTAACGAAAAGTGCTGCTCACAAAACCAGAGATGTTGCTACTTGTGTAAAGAACTTGACCAGAACTATTTATTGTGAAAACAATACTGGATATACCATTCGTGTCTACAAATAAAGACCATCCAGAATCACTTTGATTACCGTATAGGATATAGACAGCTGACGTAACTGAACCGTTGTCAATTGCCACACTCACAGTTGCGTTAAAAGATCGAATACTTGAATTTGTAAAAGCCAAGCCTGAGACAGGTGATGGAGAAGTTACATTATTGCTTGCCATAAAAGATCCAGAAAACATACTTGCGACACCAAGATTCAAAGAGGATGCAAGAAGGGTGCCGGTGGTGAAGTTATTAAGGGTGATGTTACCAAGTGTGGTGTTGGATGCAATAATATTAGAAGTGGAGACGGTGGAAGCGACAACTGAACCGGAGGTGTAACTGACGTTACCAGCGGTGGTGGTCCATTGGGAAGAAGAACCGGGGGTAAATAGCACACCATTTTGGTAAAGATTACCTGTGAAGTTAAGATTTCCAGTTGTAATATCTGTAGTAGCAATAATATTTGAAGCAACAACTGACCCGGAAGTGTAACTTATGTTACCAGCAGTAGTAGTCCATTGTGATGATGTGTAAGGTAACCCGTTTTGATAAAGACTGCCTGTAAAGTTAAGATTTCCAGTTGTAATACCTGTAGTGGCAATAATATTTGAGGCAACAACTGACCTATCAACAAAAATATCTCCTCCAAATGATGCCCCACCAGCTACAGTAAGAGCACCACCTTGCGAATTTGAAAAGGCGTTTGCTGAATTATTGATGCTGACGCCACCGTAAAACACTAGTGACCCCGTTGTGGAATTGGCAGATGGCCGTGTACTAGAACTTATTACACCAAAGTCTGAATTAACTACAAATAAATCATTTCCATTATTATCTAAGCAGCGCAGTTTTATATTTGATGACATAAACGACTATCTCTCTTAATCATCATCAATAAAAAAAAATCTGAACACTCTCTTATTAGCACTCTATCTTTGTTGCTCCAATGTCTAAAATCTCACTATCTATCTCAATGTGGGGACTCCTATCCAACATTGTTTTATGCCAACTATCTGTGAATTTGGTTTCAATGTGTTTAAGTTGACGAGGAGTATAAGATTGGAAATCAGCAATAACATTTAGAACAGCATTAAATATACTGTTCATGCGTAACGTAACAAAAGAGGTCTTGTCAATGTCCGGAAATATGCTATGAAATATTCTTATATTATTAATAAGCTTGCTGACGAGACTACTTTTTGCTATAAGTAAATGGTAATCAACTTGATCTTGCATAATGTCATCTAAATCAACATTTTGTTCTTTTTTCTCGAACTTGTTAAAACATAACGACTTTAAAGTACCTGATTTTGCATCCTTTGCTGAAACACTTATAATTCCATCCTTGTCAATCTTAAACTCTACATGAATATTGATCTCTCCAGACTTACAAGATTTATCTAATCCTGTCAAGTGCAAAGTTCCTAAGTGGAAATTATCCTCCACAAACATTCTTTCCCCTTGAAATATATTGACATCTACATGGTCAACATAATCTCTACTATTCGTAAAAATCATGCTTTTAGATACAGGAATAACTGTATTCTTGGAAATCACTCTTGTCATAATGCCTCCTTCAGTTTCTATTCCCAGTGTCATGCTTGTTATATCCAATATAGTGTTGCTCTGTGTAATGCTATCGTCTATGAGTTGCAGCATCGAACCTTGTACTGTGGTCCCAATACTCACAGTGTGTTCTGGATTTAAACTGTCCAAAATAGGAACTTGCTCCCCTACTATATCCCTTACTATCCTTTTAAAATGCGGAATTCGTGTAGATCCGCCTACAAGAACCACTCGGTCTATTGTTTCAGTTATAACAACACGTTCAACTAATTCAGTAATCTTTTTAAAAAAATTCTTGTTAATCTCCAAAAACTTTGCCTTTGTTATTGACAAATTGTAAAAAATGTCATTAATGTCAATAATATAGCTGGCATTATTTGAATAGCTTAATTGTTTTTTTATATTTTCACACCCTGTAAAAATGTAATGTGCCTGTTTATTATTTACATTTACATTTAGTTTACAATGCTCCATCATGTAATTTACCAAATTATGTGTGATATCCTCACCTCCTAAAAAGTTATCACCTGCAACAGACAATACTTGAAAAACTGATTCAGCATAATCCATCTCCACAACCGACACGTCTGTCGTACCTCCCCCGCAATCAATCACCATTATAGTTTCATGTTGACAATCTGGTTTTAGAACGTGAGCATACGCTAAAGCAGCTGCAGTAGGTTCATTTATAATACGCAAAACAGCTCGGTCTAATGATTCAACTATTGTTCGCATGCTTTGCCTCTGTACATCATTATAATAAGCAGGAACAGAAACCACAATATGGGTAACACTATGCTCTGTATATGCTTCTGCAACCTCGAGTAAGCTTTGTAGGTAACGTCGAATCAAATGTGATACTGGAACTATGGATGGAAACGGGGCCACGCCAATTTCCTCGAAATTGGGAAACTCTATACTACAATAATCTGAATTTAGATCCGGTTTAACAGAGATGTTTCTATGTTCAAAAAAACTCCTCAAATCTTTGTCACTTAAAAACTCTGAGTATGATTTACCATGTAATCTTTTCAAATTTGTTATCGAGTGCACATCACTTTCACCAAAACGATATTCTGGTACTAGACAGATTGACGAAGGTGTTGTAAGATCACCTTGTACGTTAGGAATTACAACAATCTCCTCCTTATGTTTATTATAATACGACATACATGAGCTAGTTGTTCCAAAATCAAGACCTAAAACAAACATCAATAATATATCTGAAACAATAAATTTTAGTTTTAGATGTAGAAGTTTAAAAAAATTGACATTTATCACAAATAACATAACATCTAATAGAAATGACAATTAGTCTTGTAGCATGCGTAGCACATTACCGAAATCAGTTAGCTATTGGAAAGAACAACAATCTGTTATTCTTATTAAAAAAGGATTTGGCGTATTTTAAAAATTTGACAAAACATGTGATGAGCAGTGGTTCTCATGTTTCCATGAATGTTGTTGTAATGGGAAAGAATACATGGTTTTCTATTCCTGCTGAGAATCGGCCACTAAAAGGACGGATTAATATAGTTTTAACAAATGACACGAAGTTGCTAAAAGTTTCACAAAAGCTTTCACGAAAGGAGCCAAATGACACAGATGCATACTTTATGACATTCTCTGATTTTACAAAGTTCTACAGAGAAAGAAACCCTAACACTTTTGTTATCGGTGGCGGAATAATTTACAGCAAATTTCTTAATACACCAGAATTAAAACCAGATACATTGTATATAACAGAATTAAAAGGAGTAGCATTTGATCATGATAACATCCCAGATTCGTTTATGGAACCACCAGATTCAAGTTACCGTCTTGTAGGAGTGTCATCAAAGGTACATGAAGAAGATTCACAATTAAGTTATAGGAGGCTTATTTACAAACTATTTAGAGAAAATATGTCCCAGGAAACTCAATATCTAGATCTATGTAGAGATATAATGCAGAATGGCATTGATAGGGAGGACAGGACAGGTGTTGGAACAAAGAGTATTTTTGGAAAACAACTCAGATTTGATATTTCACAATCTGTACCATTATTGACAACAAAGCGTGTTTCATTTCGAGGAATTATTGAAGAACTATTGTTTTTTTGTTCAGGGAATACTGATACAAAGCTGCTTGAAAAGAGAGGAGTAAATATTTGGAGGGGTAACACAAGCAGAGAATTTTTAGATAACAGGGGGCTTTATCATTATGATGAAGGGGTTATGGGTCCAATGTATGGGTGGTCATGGAGAAATTTTGGTGGAAAGTATTCCCAAGCATTTGCCGATACTTATAATCTTGATATGTCCAAACTAGATGGATTTGATCAGTTGACTCACGTTGAGAATATGTTAAAGACGGATCCATTTAGTAGACGTATATTCATCTCCAACTTGAACCCAAAGGAATCTTCACAGATGGCCTTGGAAATGTGTCACGTCTACTTTCAGCTGTATGTAACCGAGATCAATAATCAAAAGTATCTCAGTGGGCATTTTGTAATGCGTAGCAACGATTTAGGTTGTGGATTTCCATTTAATCTTGTTAGTTATACTGTCCTCATTTACATTTTAGCATTACGTTGCGGTATGAAGCCAAAAGAAATTGTTTACACGTGCTCTGATTGTCACGTGTACAAAGATCATTTTGATGGACTCTCCGCACAAATTTCAAGAAATACTCGGCCATTTCCAAAGCTACTCCTTGATCCAGCCATCAAACATATTGATTGGAAGGATATGACATATTCTCATTTTGAGCTTGCTGGATACATGCCTCATGCATCAATTCCTCTCAAAATGGCCATTTAAAAGAATAAAAAACTGAATTAAAAAGCAAAAGATTAGGAAGTAATGAATACATTTACATTATCTAGCGAGAACGAAAAGTCCATCAAGGACTTTATGAAACAAGTCAAGCCTAACCACGAACTTGAGGTCCGGTTTGGAAGTTATGTATATAACAAGGAAACAAAGCGAAACAATTTTAAGAGCGACTGTGAAATAGATTTCTTTTACAATCTAAAGAAATCTTTTGAAAATGCCCCTAGTGTTATTAAAACATCAGAGCAAACAACTGAATACATTTACAATGATAATCAAAAGAGAATTGTCGATATGATTACAAAACAAACATCATTTATGAAAAAAACTAACCTTATGAAATACAACATTTTTGATTATAACTTTCGATTATCTTTGTCAAGTGAATACATTGTTAAAAATCTTGAAAATGTTAATCAGGATAATTACATTATGAAGAGAACAAAAGACAGAAGATCATACACCTTTGGGTTGTGTCGTGTGGATCTCACAATAGTAAATGAAACAGATGAATCAAATAAAACCAGCACAAAATATGAAGTTGAACTAGAGATCTTGGGGTCGTATACTGAACAATTATATGCTTGTACAAAAAACATACTAACAGTTATCCTTCAAACACGACAACAAAACTTTTATGTCATATCAAATTACCAAAAACGTCAAGTCATTAACGAGTACAAGTCACTTATCAATAGTTATTATTTTGTTGGTGCCCAACCTGAGACTTTACAAAAAAGTGCCATTTCAAACCTGTACAAGGAGAGATACTCTGTAACCGACAAGGCCGATGGAGACAGAATGTTACTCCTAATTTCAAGTGATTCCTACGTGTACTTTATTGATAATAATCTTCAGCGAATTTATAAAACCAATCTAAAATCCCACAAGTACACTCGGACTATTATTGATGGTGAATTAATCAATATTGATACTAAAATCCACTTTTTAGGGTTTGATCTCATGGCTTTCAATGGTGCCGACATTCGTGGAAATACATCATACTTGCTAGAAACGCGTTTACAAATTGTAACTGACATTATCAACTCTATTCAAAATACTGGAGATATGTACTCAATCACGCCAAAAAAGTTTTACTTCCGAAATGTATTCCTGGGTGCAGAGAAAATTTTAGACACTATAAATGAAAAGCCATATGAAAACGACGGACTAGTTTTTACACCAATGGATGAACCTTACCCACTAACAAAAAAATGGCCAAAGCTACTCAAATGGAAACCATCAGAGTTAAACACCATTGATTTTTATTCTGTTCGTGGTGAAAATGACGAATGGGAGCTCTACGTACAGCAACATGTTAAAAGGGGGCAAGATCAAGAGCAAAGCCATAACAATTTAGTTCTATTTGATGTAGCAAAACTATGCAAAAATCCCGTTGCTGTAGATAACTTGATGTTCAAAACTTCGTTTGATTCATCTCTCATTGATCCATCGACGGATGAGCCATACAAGACTAATACCGTTATTGAATACAAATGGAACAACAATCTCTCAAAGTTTGTTCCATTGAGGACAAGATGGGACAAGACAGCAAATCCAAAAAAGCACGGGAATTTTAGCACTGTTGCATGTGACATTTGGAACAATATTCATAATCCTGTTGAGAAAGAACACTTGTTGAAATTCACAGTTTTGTCGAGCGCAAAAGAAGATTACTTGTTTGAAAAGATGCGAAAATTTCACAACAAAATAAAAGAATACTTGTACAACACATATTGCAATAACTCGTCAAGCTTGCTTGAACTTTGTTCAGGGAGAGGAGGTGATATGCACAAATGGGTGTACAACAACATCACGAACGTAGTTGGATATGATATCTCAGAAAAATCAATTGAAGAGTGCAGAAAGAGAATGAAACAACTAAATAACACTTCTACAAAGATTGATGTCCACCACCAAGACCTTTGTGATAGCAATTCTTTTAGGGTAATCATGCAGAACAATCCACAAGGCTTCGATAACGTGTGTTGTCAATTTGGAGTTCACTACTTTTTCAAATCTGCTGAGACGTTTGACATTTTGATCAACATTCTAGACAACTCCTTACACACCGGGGGTCATTTTATTGTAACATTCATGGATGATACAAAACTTAATGACTTGATGGGTTCACAAAGAGAACTATGCAAGGAAGTTGATAACGAGGTTGTGTACTACCTTAAAAGGTTTGCCAATGTGAAAGAGGATTTTGGGAATAAGCTTAAAATTAGTCTGAGTGGAAACAGTATTTTGAGTACAGGTTCTGACGAATATGTTATCAACTTTTCGAATTTTGTTGAGATCATGAAGGGGAGAGGGTACAATGTTATTGAAACTGAACTATTTGAAAACATACAAGAAGCAAATTTGTCTAGCTCGACTGAGGAAGACATCAGTTTCCTAAATAGATATTGCGTTTTCCAAAAATCTGCGTCCATCGCATTCCAAGCCCCACTTCACAACGAACATATTGTTGGCAATGTCAGTTTTGATTTTGACTCAATCAACCTTCAAGAGAAAATCTCTGTTACAAAGGTTTCTACAAAATATGACATCTTGGATATCTTGAATTGTATAGATTACAAGTACTACAAAAACATGTACGAGAACACTCCCATTACAACATTTAATGATATTCTCCAAACTTTTGAAGAATACAAAATTACATGGAACCCAGTGTATATTCAAGATCCGTTGCGTTTAACAGATTATCTTGACGACTCCAATAATGTATATTTTTGTTACCACAAACATGTGGTTGAAAAACATGATTCACAAGAGACGACAGAATATGACAATTGGTACATCATCCTTTACAATAATTTGATCTTATTTGAAAAACCAATAGAAGAAAAAAATTTACAAACGTCATCTAATACAACTGACAAAGATTCGGAAACGTCATCTAATACAACTGACAAAGATTCGGAAACGTCATCTAATATAACTGACAAAGATTCGGAAACGTCATCTAATACAACTGATATTAAAACAACCATTCTTGATGATTTATCAAAGAACAAACTCACAATAAAGCTTTTACGAGGACACTTGCAAACGTTGCGATTAAAAACAACAGGGAACAAAAAAGAATTGCATGATAGACTACAAGAGTACCTCAAAATAAAAAAATGATTTAAATTTAAGAAAACATAACTTACAAGAGACGTTTTATATATGACAGATTTTGATATTTCAATCAATGAAAAGGGTGATGTAAACCTTTGCGAAGACGATTTGTCATTCACTTACTTGGCTGTTCCCCAAGACCCAGAAACACAATATGGATACACGACAACATTGAATGTTTATCGTGACTATATTGACAACATTAAACCTGAGGATTGGAAGAAAGTGCGCTGGTACATTAATGAATATGATTTCTCAGTTAAAGATCCAATCATCAATCGAGCATTCTACAAGTACTGGGAAATAATCAACGAGTTTGAAATTTTTGAAAATTACAGAGACAAAGACCTTATTCTCCATTGTGCAGAAGCACCAGGAGGCTTTATCCAAGGTACAAACATATATTTGCAAGTTGACAGAATCATGCGACAACATGACAAAGTGCAATTGCCAAAACAAATTATTGACAAAGATGGGTTTATTACTGTTGTGAAAAAGCAAAGAAAGCATAAACATGATCATCGTATATACACCATTTCATTGAACAAAGATTTACCACAATACAAATCATATAATTTACCTAGCTACAACAAAAACATTATTAACAAGCATGTATGCATCACTTATGGAGTTGATGATACTGGTGACATTAACAATTGGAACAATATCTCACATATTAAAGAATTATCAAACTCATCATTTTACTTGGTCACTGCGGATGGAGGATTTGATGAAGGCACTGATTTCAATAATAAAGAACAACTTCATTACTGCTTGATTTTTAGCGAGATTTACAGCAGTATTTTTCTTCAAGCAAAGCATGGTCATTTTATTCTCAAAGTATTTGATATTTTTACAGAAACAAGCGTGCATTTGCTATATTTGCTGGCAAAGTGCTTCACAGAGGTATATGTGTATAAACCAAAAACAAGCCGCCCGACAAACTCTGAGAAGTACATTATTTGCAAGAACTTTAAGTTATCAGAAGTAGAACGCGAAAGAGTTGTTGCCGTATTAAATCAACTATGGGAGCAAATCAATCGTAATAAACATAAGAATAAATATGTGTCATTTAAATTGTTTAAAACTATTCCAACAGAATTCATTAAGAAAGTTCATAATATGAATCTCGAACTGCTACAAAAACAGTGTGACTTTTTGGAACGAGCAGTTGAATTTTGCAAAGACAAAGATTTTCCCACAAAATATGACACAAATCTATTAGAATCAATTCAAACAAGACGAGAAGTTTTTAGATCATGGGAAGAGCAATACAATTTAAATTCCTATGTTTAATCTGTTCTTTATATTTTATCTTTATAAATAAGTCTGTCTGACTTTTTTAAAGAGATGAATGCGGAAAATTATCGTTAATCGTAAGCTTAATATAGTAGTAAAATTGAAAGCAATTCATTAGGAATAAGATTATCAAAATAGCAATAATTGCGTACATAAAAGGCTGGATCTTTATAATTAAAAATTCAGACAGTGTGTCAATTATCACACGAATTTTTTTTTTATTATGTCGCTTGTTTACTTCTTTGTACACGATATTGATAACATCTCGTGTTGCATCACCAACCAAGGAGTACATAGTTATTCATACTTCTTAAAAAAAATAAAGATTTTGGCAACAACATATATAAAATTGATTTAAAAGTAAAAAAGTAAATACCTATAAACCAGTATCAAAAATGACCTCACAAAACACCGAGCCTAACGTAATCACTCTTAATAGCGAGAACTCTTTCAAGATTCTGCATCAATACGTGGAGCTTGCTCAGCAAAAGGGAGCTTTTCTTCTGCAAGAAGCAGACCTTCTCAAGCGTGCATTTGATGTCCTCATCAACAACATTCCAGACCATGAGCTCAACCACACTAACTCCCAACAAGTTGTAATTCAAGCTGTAGTAAAAGGCCAAAAACATGGAGCCTTCACTCTAAATGATGCTTCTTTGCTTAGCAAAGTTGTTCAATATCTAACATCATCTCTTGATGGACAACCACAACAACAACAACAACAACAACAACAACAACAACAACAACAACAACAGCAACAACAGCAACAACAAGATTCACCTTCTGACTTGTCAGATCTTGCTGAACCTATTCCATTGAAGCCAAAAGAAGTTTAAGATATTAGAAGTTAAAAATTGAAATCATCTTTCTATAAAGATATAAAAAAATGATTTCAAATGAGTGTAACGTAGATTTTTCAGATATGAAAAGAACAATTGCTACAATTACACTTGTCTTTGCCGGGGTTATTTGCACGGCAAACTACTTTATAAACCGGTTTGCTAAAGAACAAGAAATGGAAATGGAAATGGAAATGGAGAATCTCGATGATCAAGATACACAAACCGAGATGTCAGACCATTTGAATAGCTCACAAGAAACGGCAGATCCTAGAAAACAAATTGACGGAAAACTTCAACATATTGAATACCATTTGGAAATGGTTAGAGAATTGCTGTCTGATATTGCTGATATGACCACACATTAATACTTTACATAACTTTGATATTATAACTCCCATCAAAGCTATTGCTTGTTTTATTTAGAAAAATACCTAAAGTAGGAGGCCAAGATAATTTCAAGAATGTGTTAGTATTTGTACCTGGACATGCCGTAATACGAACAATATGAGCTTCTTTGTTCACTTCGTTTTTGGTAACATGAAAGGTAGCAGAAGGCCCATTTAAAACAACGTTTGTTACAGTTACAACAAAGCTTCCTTTTTGCTTAGAAGATATTTGCGATGTAGAAACACCTGACAACGTTATAGTGGATAATACAATTCCCAGATCATCTACATATTTTTTTGTAGCTGCATCTTGGGCATTGATAGGATCACGAACACTGGTTATATTTGCCATATTCATATCGATTGAGCTTGTTGTTATTGCACAGTTAGATATACTCGAGTTAGTCACAGTTATATTTTGACTTCTACCTCCGTCTATGAAGGCATTCCCTTCAAAATAAACTGAGCCAGACATGGACTTTTCTATTACATATTCTTAGTATATAATTTTTTTAGATTGGACGTTAAATAAAATTGAAATTTTAACAGCCAAGTAACATAACATCAAGAATGTCATTTATTAACAAAAGTGTAAATTATGCACAAACAATTTTGTTAAAAACAAAGTACCTATCTCCATTACTAAAATCTTATAACAATCATTTGATTGAATCTCAACAGTACAGTAGCTCTATAACAGCTCCAATTGATTATTACATTGTCCCAAACAACAGTAAAAAATATTACCTTTTCATCACAAAAAAATCTATTCTTGAAAATTGTAACAACAACTACAATTTATTATATTTCTTCCCTGACACATCAACAAGAGAACAAATATCAAAATTAGATGCAAATGAAACAACCGAGTTTTTTGTAGAGATTGACAATACTTTTACAGATTCATTTTTATTTGAAGGTTACTTGTACAAAAACAACAACAAGACATATTTCCTAATTTCGGATATTTTGATTAAAAATGAAACTATTGTGTCATGTGACTATGCACTACGATACACGTTGATAAACGAGAACCTTATGCATCTTACAAACACATGTAATCTCAATAATCATTTGTCAATTGGCATTCATCCTATATTCCATTGTGATAATGAAAGCATGATCAATGTCTTTTACAACAATTTTAGACACAAACATGAGATTTGTTCACTTGAACACATTGCAAATTTTACCAAACGGAGATATGTCAAGCCCAAGTGGAATTCAATGTCCAAAAACAATAAAATTATTGTCAAAGCAAAGTATACAGATGTGTACGAGGTCTTCAATCCAGAAACCTCCAACAAAGAGGGTATACTTTACATTAAAGGAATTAAGGAATCTTTGTATATGAAAGCGTTATTTGGTCCAGATACAAAGGAAGTGAATATGATATGCTCATTTAACGAGACTTTCAATAAATGGTCTCCGATTCTTCCATAAATAAATTGAATTGAATTTATAAATTATATTGAGAAAGAGAGAGATGACATGTCGAGCAAAAACAAAAACCCATAGACTTTGCCGAAATTACCAATATCATGGTTCTGACTTCTGCTATCTCCACACTCCTATCAAACGAACAAAACCAATCTACAACACAGTCTTGAAATATTTGTACTTTACACTACTTTTTGCAATAACGATAAAATCTTTTACTCATAAAGACGAGCCAGAACCCAAAAATAACTGCGAAATAGATTTAACATACTTCTCTAGATATTTCTTTACAAGAAATTAAACAATTTTATTTTCTAATTTTATAGTATAGTTATAAGTATGTTGTACAATAGCAACTTTGACAGCTCCGATTTTAAAAAAGCAGGAGTAAGAGAATTCAACAAAACTCGAGATGACCCATGTGCACAACAACAAACAATTGGTGACAATGAAAAGAAACTCAAATTTGTCACCACAAACTTTAGAGACCTCGTTGATGCAAAACAATCCAAAAATTTCTATGGTATGACAATCAAAGACTCTCTTTTTGTCCCAAGTGAACAAATGGATCAAGATTCCTCCCTTCGCCAAGGAGACAATGGTGGGATTCTAACACAGTGCAATACAAAAAATGGATTTGGTGCACTCCCACTCCCAACAATGCCGTCAAGGTTCCAGATGTACCACGGTGATGTTCTTATTGAAGACACCATGCGAAACATCCTCAACACTAATCGAAAGTCGTGCTATCCATCAAATACAGATTTTTATACACGCTCATTTTATATATTTGATAAAATTGAAGCACCTGATGCAAGTAAATCTGTAGAAACTGACGCCTTTGGGCCAAGAGGTGGATGGAGCACAAGATTCTTGAAAAACTAATGTAAACCTAATACAAATTTCTGTGATTCAAGGTTTCGCGTGTCTTTTCCATGGTCGTTATTCGAAAAACAAATGTGTTCTGTAAACTTCGAGAGGGCGGGTTAGTATCGCTGCCAAAATCAAATGGTTCACCATCACAATCTGTTATTGTTACGGTCAACTTACTCAAGGAAGCCTTAGGAACTCTAAAATATTTAATGGTATTCTCATGAATGCGCTTGTCAATTTGAATGAATCCTCCAGCCGTTATTGGAGGTGCCATTTGAAGGATAGCAAAAGCGTCGGAAATATGTCTGTCATTTGCATACATAACGTCTTCCAATTCATCAATTTTTAATAGCAAATATGGCTCTGCATCTACAGAATTCTTTGCAGGAATAATTGCTTGAAGCAATTCAATGCTGTGTATGTTTCTGAAGTTCTCATTCAAGGTAATTGAATACTTGTTTGGATTAGGATATGCATCAATGTCCCGTTGTTTTGATGAAATTGTAAGATATTTGTCAATCTTTTCGTACACAACAGTTGGCTCCTTTGCAATACTTAATTGTTCATTAAACTTGGCATTGTATGCGTTCTCGAAATTGTTTACATCGAATTGAGATTTATTGTATTCGGAAACATTTTGTCTCGCGTATCTGTTGTACTGTTCAGCCATATTATATACATTTAATCCATAAAAAATAATTCATTTAAACACAACAATCTCATATTAAATATCTTTATATGTCTTCTGTAATTGAAATGACATCCTACTGCTGCATTTGTCTTTGTATAGACAAAGACGAATGTGCATTCAAAACATTAGAATGTTGTGGAAATAGAATACATACTGTTTGTTATCTTGAATGGCTTCTCCACAAAGGCTGGGAGGCGTCCTGCCCAATCTGTCGACAATCAATTCAGTTTGATAGAATACCGCTCAACATGTACAATAAATATGTTGTCAACCAATCTCTTCTGACACCAGAACAAACGAGAAACCTCGAATTTATCAGAACAGCTTATGGAATAGATACATTCAATTACATTATGATTTATTTCTCTATTTTATTAGGGATAAGTATCTTATTGTGCTTTGTAGTGTCATTCGTTTAAAACAAATTGAATTTAGTCGAGCTACATATAAGATACAGTACCGTATGAATCCTCTTATTGACGGAATCATTTTTACCTTTTTTTCGAGTGAACATTATGCATTATTCAACACAATAAAGAGGAATACTCGTTTAACAGAGAAACAGCAAGCATATATATTGTCAATAAAGTCTTCACTTGTTCTTTTCATATTAAGTCTATATTCCAATTATAAATTCTTTCAGAGTGGGTTTGATTTTTCAAAGTTTCATGATCTGTCTGATAATACACAAAGGCTACTTGAGCAAATAAGTGTAATATTTCTTGCAAGTTACTTAGTGATGGACACATATCTAGGTAATAAGTTTTATCATTCCTATATGACTAACTTATCTGGATACCCACATCATATTATATATACAGTCATATCCTGTATTTGTCTATATTCTGGATGGTACCCACTATTTTTGCTATATCTTGTAGCAGAATTGCCCACTTTTATTTTAGCAATTGGTAGTTTCAATAAGCGATATAGGAACGACAACCTTTTTGGATTTACCTTTTTATCAACTAGAATTCTCTATCATATTTTTCTTACTTATAAGCTCATTAACCACACTCGTTTTAGTGTATGGTCACGCTTTTTACTAACCTCTCTGGCATCATTAATTCTGACAGTCCATCTTCACTGGTTTCGAACATGGGTCAAGAAGTATTGGTATAAGCATCCTAATAAATGTTAATTTTCTACAATGATACGATTTTTATCTTATACACTGTAGTTCCGGTTCCACCAATGGGTCGTGGTCTGTAATACAGCTCGGGATACTCATTGGCTCTCCATTGCATATCTACTTTGTCATATTGTGCACCTTGGACACCCAGTATTCTATTTACAGTTCCTGGTGTAGTAGCAACGTTTACCCTTCCTATTACAAATATGGCATATGCTCGAGTTGTTGCAACCAATGGCCTAACAAAAACAAGGTACACGCCATAATTATTCGGAAATGCTGTTATTAGAGCCGGCACTGTATTAGAATCATTCAAATTTACCGTCGTAGTAATATCAGCTATCGATCCATTCAAGGAAGACGCATAAATAGCATTTGCCTGTAAATCGTTAACATGAAGATTTGAATAATGAGATATACTCGTTTGATCACTTGGGTTAGTGTTGCTGCAAACAAATGCAAATTCGTCACGTGACTCATCCCAAATCGACATTACATAATGACAAGGATACAAGGAATATGTTGACGTTGTATCAGGCACAGTTAAGAAATCCAGCCCTTCAATTGGGGTTGGATTCCCAAGAACCCCTGTTTGCTCTTCTGTACTGTATATGGTTGCAATCCTTTGAGACCCATCATAACTTCGTATTCTCCGAACTTGGTTCATTCCTGTCCCTCCAGTTATTTTAATCCAATATCCATTATAATAATCATTCACACTACTTGCTGTAACATCTAAAGCAACTGTTAACGAGGTGTTAACACCGTTTTGAACAGTCCCTGATGCCTCTGGTTCATCCAATACAACATCACCTGATCCAATATTATTTGCCGATTGATATCTCTTTACGGCCATGCCCCCATCTGATGTACCAGAAGGAGCGTTGTTGACAACAATAATGTTATCATCAATAGTCACAACAGTAGACTCAATTGTCGAGGTAACCCCCTTGACTTCAAGATTTCCCATGATAGTGGTAGTACTATTTGTTGTCCCTATCTTTACAGGAATTCCGGAATTTGAGGTTGCTATCTTTACACCATTATTATTGTCAGTGCTCTCTAATTGCACACATCCGACAGAATTAACATATACCCCACCCGTACCATTTGTAGTTTCTAGACGAATAGCATCACTTGTTTTACCAGTACTACTAATAATTACTTTAGAATTTGTATCACCACTTACACTAACATACAAATGTTGATCATCCGCTGTTGTAGCATTTGTATACGTGCTTGTAGCACCATATGTTGTCATAACTGTCGACCCACCAGTTTGTGTTGTTGCAATAAAACCACCAGTCCCAGTGTAAAAATTTATTTTTCCATCCGATAGCTCTGGTTGTGACACAAAAATATCACCATTCTTATTTGTAGTTTCAATAGAGATAGCTCGTTTGGTCACATTCGTGCCAGAACTTCTGATCACCACAGAAGAGTCACTGTCACCATTCAATGCCAAGACCAAATTCTGATCTTGACCCGAGCTGTCTACATTATAACTTGACCCAGCACCTCTTGAAGTATATGAGATTGACCCTCCCGTATTTGTAACCGCATAAAGCCCTCCTGAACCTACATAATGAAACATTCCACCGGATCCGTTTCCAGTACTGTTATTTGCAATAATGATTGACCCCATTGTATTTGTTGTATTTATTACTAACGCTGTTTTTGTCAAGTTTGTCCCAGAACTCTCAATACTCAATTGTGAGTCTGTAGATCCCGCTAGGATTATATCTAAATTTTGATTAGGGGCAACTGTGTTTATTGTGAAATTTCCACTCGCATTATTAGCCGTTAATGATATGTTTCCAGAAGATGCAAATCCCATAATCCCATTAGCCCCCCCAACAAGGGAAATGCCTCCCAGACTACCCGATAACATACTTATACCTCCTGCATTATTTTGTGCTTGTATATCAACTGCATTCATACCATTAGACCCACCAATCAATCTCAAGCTATTATTTGTTGACATCAAACTCAAATTCCCCCCTGTTGTTACAAACTGTGAAGCTGCACCAACTGAAATATCAACACGGTTTCCTCCTGTTATAGTAGTTGGACCGTTTGTAGTATCAATACGAGTTTCTGTCAGGTTTGTAATACCATACAAAACATATGCATCTTTCATTACGTGTAAAGATTTTCCAACTCTAGCACCACCATCTACAATAAAAGAACCGACACTTATAGCACCTGTACTGTCTGTTGTACCGTAAATTGTAACATATCTGTTAACATTCAAATCCCCGTACCCAAATTGACTAACATCACTTCCTTGCTCCAAGGTGAGATCTCCCCCAAAAACTGTTGCCAAAGGTGCAGACATAAGTTATTTTAGGACAGTATATATTATTTCTATTTTAGACACACTACCATAAGTTTGATAAACAATGCATGTAGTTTGCCGGTAAAAATATCCCTGGTCTGCTTTGAAATGGATTTGCATCTCGAAAATTCCAACGACACGCTCTGTTTATTGAAATTCTTGTTTGAGCATCACATTGTTCATAAATCTTTAGCATTATTTCGTTTGGCAACTTCATTTCTTATAACAAATTAATAAATTAATTTGTTTACATTAATTATTATGAATATTAACTTTGCTTTTCTAAGACATGGGCATGGATGCCACAATGCATTAGGTCCTTTGTATGAGAACGGTTTGATAGACCGCAAGGACTTTAAAGACTTTTTAGACATGAAATGCGACCCCGAACTAACACAATTAGGCGTGGATGCAAGTATTCACAATGGATGTTTAGTCTCTAAACTTCTCAAAAAAGTCCCCGACTTTGATAAAGATTATAAAATGAACCCAGTCAATGTCGTAGGATGCTCGCCCTTAATTCGCTGCATGGAAACCGCATACTATATGACACGCAAATGGCAAAATCCACCTCAAAAAATTTTTGTTTTTCCTTATCTTCGAGAAATAAATGAATCAAGCAGTGATCCATATTCTGATGAAAGTAGGAAAAAAATGGCAACTTCTCCCTCATATGCCATGAAAAGTATAGCTGACCAAAAGGAATACTTACAATCTAGAGGTATTCTCCAATATTTTGACTTTACATATGTCGAAAATAATTTACGAGCACGTCATGAGCCAGGTGACCTGTTTGTTTTCATGAAATGGTTTGCAAGAAAATTTATAATGACAAATAATCTCCAAAAAAAAGATCAGTTAAAGGTGTTTGTTACAACACATGCAGGGGTGCTAAAGCAATTTGCTGAAGAAAGATTTCCAAACAATTCAGGAATAATTGTAAACACAACCTTTCGACAACCATCTCAAATGAGTTTCAACAAATTCTTGTCACTAAATGATATGCTACACACTATAAACTTTTTCACACATTATAACCATCCAAATTATAACAATAAAGAATACTTTTGTCCATCTAATAGATGCGGCAATTTATGTTTACGACGACAGTCTACTAAAGAACTTAAACACCTATCAAGCCAATGTATAGCTAGTGAGTCTTCTCTCTCTTCTGATTTGTAAATTTATATTTTATATACTCTACTAAATATAATTTTTTCATTTTCATACATTTTCATTTAAACAGTCGTAGTAAGAGCGCGGAACTTGACAAGACCATTTGAGAAATCAACAGTGTTAGTTGTTGTATACTTGATTTGCCCCTCATCAATAGAGAATGTAATTCCAGTAACATCACCAACAAAACTAGAATTCAACACCCAGTTCTGACTTGCCTTTTGAACACCCTTTAGGTTATAATAAGCATACTTACTTCCAGATGTGCCATTAATAGTCACAGACACTACAGCATCGAAAGCACGTGCAACAGTATTGTCAAAATAGAATGACTCGACATCTGTTGGAGAAACAATCGCGTTGCCAATTGTCGCAGCACGTTCCTTGATAATATCAGCCATGCTTGGAGATACATCAACAGTATTAAAGACAATAGATCCACTTGTAACAGTAAAGTTCCCTGCAGAAATCAAGACATCGCTGTTAAAGTAACTGGAACCCGTAACTGCCAAACCTCCAGCGGTTACAGCACCATGGAGAAGAGAATCGCCCGTAACATTAAGAGTACCAGCAGTAACACCTCCATGGAGAATTGAATCTCCTGTAACGTTGATAGTTCCAGTAGTAATACCAAGATCCATAATAGACGCACCAGTCACATAAAGAGTACCAGCAGTAACTCCTCCGTGTTGAACGCTAGGCCCAGTGATATTTAGGGAACCGGCAGTGAGACCAAGATCAAGAATACTAGCTCCGGTCACATAAAGAGTACCTGCGGTAACTCCTCCGTGAAGGATAGAATCCCCAGTAACGTTGATAGTTCCTGTAGTAATACCAAGATCAAGAACGGAAGCACCAGTAACGTAAAGAGTACCTGCGGTAACTCCTCCGTGAAGGATAGAAGCGCCAGTAACATTAAGAGAACCAGCAGTGAGCCCAATGTCCATAACAGAAGGTCCAGTAACGTAGAGAGAACCAGCGGTAAGACCTCCTTGTAGAATAGAGTCTCCTGTAACATTGATAGTTCCAGTCGTAATACCAAGATCCAAAACAGATGCACCTGTGACATAAAGAGTACCAGCAGTAACTCCTCCGTGAAGGATAGAATCCCCAGTA